GCTCAGTTTTTTATTGACAAAGGCACATAGAAACAGAACGGATTTTACAGTGAATTCCGAATGGCGAAGCTTACCCAAACGGAAACATCGTTTAAAAGGTGTTTAAACGGCGGTAGAATCGTTTAAGAAAAATTATCCGAAAAAGATTACACCAAAACAGAAGACGGCAAACAGGGGCAATTCTGCCCCTGTTTTTTCATGACGGAAAGGAGATGTACTTTGGGCAGAAAGAAAAAGAGCATTGCTGCCCTTGCGGATGGCATTGCAAAATTTGAGAGTGGCAGGAATGTGGCAAAGCAAGCGGATTATTCTGATTTAAAGACATTCCTTTCTGTATATCTGAATACACCGGAGCCAAAGCAGCGAAAGCGGCTGGCAGAAGAGTTCCGAAAGCGACATTTGGAGCTGTATCAATTTCTGAAAGAAAATCCGCAGCTTCTCTCTGCAGAAACGGATATGGCAGCCATGATACAGGCAGCTGTATCTGGTAGTAAGGAAGAAACAGAGGACAAGCAAATGACCAATCTATTTGAGAAACTGGAGGCTGGATTGAAATGATATTTCAGGATTTTTCTCCGAAGCAGCTGCAAGCCATGCTATGGTGGACGCTGCCGGAAAGCAAAGACTATGATGCCATTGTTTGTGACGGTTCTGTCCGCAGTGGTAAAACGATGGCAATGAGTATCGGCTTTCTACTGTGGAGCATGAAAAACTTCCACAGGGAGCATTTTGCATTCTGCGGAAAGACAATTGACAGCTTAAAACGAAATGTGATTACACCTTTGCAAAAGTGGACAGAAGGTATTATCCAACCGAAAATCAATCTTTCCAAGAATTTCATGGATATTCAATGGATGGGACATCAGAACCGATATTACTTCTTTGGCGGAAAGGATGAAAGCAGTTCGGCATTGATTCAAGGGATTACCCTTGCAGGTGTACTATTGGATGAAGTTGCCCTAATGCCAGAATCCTTTGTCAATCAGGCAATCGCCCGTTGTTCTGTTGCCAGTTCTCGACTGTGGTTTAACTGCAACCCCGATGGCAGCGAGGAGCACTGGTTCTATAAGGCGTGGATTGATGAGGTAGATGGCAAGGCAAAGGACAAGAATCGACTGCATCTCCATTTTACCATGGAAGATAACTATGCATTGTCGGATGATATCCGGCAGCGGTATGAACGGATGTACAGCGGTGTATTCTATGACCGCTACATTTTGGGTTTGTGGCGGCTTGCAGAGGGGCTGATTTACCCCATGTTTAGCAAAACTACGCACGTTGTACCAGACACCATGCCAGCGGTCGGCACCGGAGAATTTTACATCTCCATCGACTACGGCACACTGAATCCGACAGCTATGGGACTATGGCATCTGTCTCCAACTGGATACGCAACCCGCATTCGGGAGTATTACTATGATGGACGTAAAAATGGCACGCCACGCACCGATGAGGAACACTATACCGCACTCGAACAGCTTGCCGGAGACCTCGCACCCTATATCCGTGCCGTTATCGTTGACCCGTCCGCAGCCAGCTTTATAGAATGTATTCGCAGGCACGGAAAGTTCCGTGTCTGGCACGCTGACAACAGCGTGCTGGATGGCATTCGAGATACGGCAACGCTGCTGCAGCTTGGACGAATTCAAATTTGTGCAGGCTGTACCGATATCATTCGGGAGTTTGGATTGTATCGCTGGGACGAAAAATCCACGGAAAAAGACAAGCCACTGAAAGAAAACGACCATGCTATGGACGATATGCGATATTTTGTCCGGACGGCAATGTACAAAACACTGAAAATGATTCGGCAAACAGAAAGAGGGTGAGCAAATGATAGACGCTGCTGCAATTGCCGCAGCAATGGGAGTACCGTGTTTGGTAAGTGATGAGATGCAGGAAAAAATGCAAATGTGGGAAGATGCCTACCGGAATCAGTCTGCATGGATCAAGGATAGAGTCCGTTCGATGCAAACACCGTCTGCCATCACCAGAGAGCTGAAGCGGCTGGTGCTGACGGAATTTTCTTTATCTGTCAATGATGCAGAATTGGATACCGCCATGCAGAAAATGATCCCAAAATTGCGACGGAAATTGGATTATGGCATCGCATCCGGCGGACTGCTGCTCAAGCCATGTTATACAGCAAACGGATTGGCTGTGGATATCTTACCGCAGGTACGATATTTGCCAGTGAATTACACAGACGACAACTGTGATGCGGTTGCCTGTGCGGAATCCTTTGTGATAGGAGCTGCCTATTACACCCGTATAGAGCTGCATCAATACAACCATGCTGCACAGGTACACACCATTCAGAATCGCTGCTTCCAATCTACTGCTGGAAACTTTTTAGGAACGGAATGCAGCTTAAAGGAGGTGCCGCAGTGGGCAAATATCAAGCCGGAACAGTCGTTTCAGAATGTACAGCAGCCATTATTTGCGGTCTTTCAAATGCCGGATGCCAACAACATTGACCCTGATTCTCCACTGGGTGTTTCTGCTTTTGCAGACGCACTGGACTTTATTAAGGATGCGGACGAACATTGGGAGCGGATTCTATGGGAGCTGGAATCCTCCGAACGTGCGATTGAAGCGAGTGAAGACCTATTCCAAATCAATCCATTTACGCAAAAACACACCCTGCCCAAAGGGCGAGAACGGATGTACCATCTGCTGGAAAAGACAGGAGCAACAGATGACCATATTTATACGGTCTTTTCTCCTGAGGTGCGGGACAGCTCCTATTTCAATGCACTGAATCAAATGCTGCGGCGAATTGAGAATGCAGTGGGACTTTCCTATGGCACGCTTTCCGAGGTCTCCAATGTGGAGAAGACTGCGGAAGAGGTGTTGTCCTCTAAGCAGCGGTCGTACACTCGTGTGAGCGATTTACAAAAAAGCTTGCAAACCGCACTGGAGCAGCTTTTGTATGGAATGCAGTATTATCGGAATGTCTATTGTTTTTCCGGCTACCCAGAAGCAACGTTGTCCTGCAATTTCGGTGACGGTGTGCTGGAAAATTCCAACGAGGAATTTACACGGCAGCTGGCAATGGTACAGGCTGGTGTGCTAAAACCGGAATATCTGCTGCAATATCATTTTCAATGCAGCGAAGAGGAGGCACGAAAGAGGATGCCGGAAAAGGACAAGTCAGATAACTACAGCTTGTACGGCATGGGCGGTGCTTCATAATGCTTTCGCCTACATATTATGACCAATGTACAGACGCTGTTTTGCTACATTATGCATACTTAGAGGATGCCATTCTGTCTGCGATGGTGCGGCGAATCCTGAAAATGGGGTTCGTATCTGACAGCACGAAACATCAGGCGGAAATGCTGCAAGAAGCTGGTTTGCTCTACAATGACATTTTACAAATCATCGCCAGACAAACCAATCAGACAGTCAAACAGGTACAGGAATTATTTGAAGATGCCGGTGTTCGTACCGTTGAAGTTGACAATCAAGTTTACGAGACAGCCGGAAAAATTCCAGTGGACATTCGACAGTCGGACAGCATGCGGCAGACATTGGAAGCCGGATTCCGGAAAACGTTGGGTGTCATGGACAACCTGACCAGCACAACGGCTCTGACCACACAGCGAGCATTTTATAGGGCATGCAACGATGCCTACATGCAGATTACCAGCGGTTCGTTTTCTTATCAGGAAGCCATCCGGAATGTACTGAAACAGGCGGCACAGGGTGGTTTGACGGTAGAATATCCGTCCGGTCACACGGATAAATTAGACGTTGCCATTCGCCGTGCGGCTCTCACGGGCGTGGGACAGACGGCGGCAGAAATCGGCAAAATGAATGCTGAGGCGAACGGCTGTTATCTGATGGAAATCAGTGCCCATTCTGGTGCCAGACCCACCCATGCGGTGTGGCAAGGACAGCTTGTTACACTGACCGGAAAAGATGCCGGAAAAGTGATGGACGGCATGAAAGTTTTCACCCTGTCGGAAATTGGATACGGCAGCGGAGATGGCTTTCGGGGTTGGAACTGCCGGCATGACTGGTATCCCTACTTCCCCGGATTGAGTACGCCAAACTACAGCAAAAAGGAGTTAGAAACACTCAATGAAAAGAACATTGAGTGGAATGGGAAAAAATACACGGAATACGAGATTTCACAGATGCAGCGAGCACAGGAACGGAAAATTCGGGAGTTGAAACGGCAGACCGTGAAAATGCAGGATGCAGCGGATTTCACGGAGAATCCGGAATTGAAAGCAGCGGCTCAAGCAGATTATCAGGCAATGACAGCAAAGTTGAAAGCTGCCGAAAAGGATTTGCAGACGTTCTGTAAAGCCACTGGACAAGACCGAGATCGGTTCCGAGAACAGGTTCTTGGGTTCGGTCGGTCTGAAGCACAGAGGGCTGTGCAGGCGGCGAAAAAAGCAAAGAGCGGCTTGACTTCTGGTACGAAAAGTGGTATAATAAAAACAGAAAATCCTTTAAAAATTGATATGCAATTTTTCGCAAATAAAAATATTCCAAAAATGAAATCATCTGAACTTTTGAAATCAATAAAATCATGGAAACGTGAAATCGAAGAACATAAAGATAAAATTTCTAATCCAGAAAAGCACTATCCATTATGGGATACTTTTGATTTAAGGCAGCAAAATGGATATAAAAAGCATTGGGAAAAGGAAATAAAAACTATGCAAACCGATATGGAACAGGCAATAAATGAACTGAAAAAGCGTGGTGATTATGATGAATAAGAAAGAAAGCATAGAATATGTTTTAACAGATTTCCTTGATTCTGTTAGAGAAAGAAAAGAAGAATCAGACCAAAATCTGAAAAATGGAGCTGATGATTTTGAAAAAGGAAGAAATTTAGCCTATTTTGAAATGCTTGAAATGCTTGAAACACGATGTAAAGTATATGGTGTAGATCTACAGGATGAAAAATAATAAACTAAGCACTCTTAAAAAGGGTGCTTTTTCTTATGCTAAAATGCCGTTTTTAAGCAATTTAAAGACAATTTAAAAGGAGAATTTTTATGACAAAGGAACAGAAAGAACATGTAGAAGCTGTGTTGATTCAGAGAATTGATGACCTTGCAAGAGATCGTTCCTGCAAATCAGATTGAAATTGTCAATAACAC